TACTAAAGCAAACTATGGCGGGAGGACTTATGCAATTGGTCGCATATGGAGCGCAGGATGTATACTTGACTGGAAGCCCTAAGGTGACTTTCTTTCAGGCGGTGTACAAGCGCCACACTAACTTCGCGATGGAGAACATCGAGCAGGTCGTGAACGGTACGGCGGCGGACTCCGCGCGTCTGTCCGTGACGGTTGCCCGCAACGGTGATCTCATCGGTGAGATGTATTTGGAGATGACCCCGAGTGATGCGGGTGCTGCTCTGTCTGCCACGTCTACCAACGACGCTACTGCCCCCGATCTTAACTGGATCGCCGAGCGTGCCGTTGCTGATATCGAGCTGACGATCGGTGGCCAGCGCATCGACAAGCACTACCAGAAGTGGTGGCGCCTGTACTCGGAGCTTTACCTGGATGAGGCCAAGAAGATCCAGTACGGGAAGATGACCTCTTCCACCGCTACCGGTAACGCGACCGGTAAGGTGTTCCTTCCCCTCATCTTCTTCTTCAACCGCAACCCAGGGCTTTACCTCCCTCTCATCGCGCTCCAGTACCATGAAGTGCGACTTGATATTACTCTCCACTCGGCATACAGCAGTTATTTCCAGGCGACAGCTGTCAAGGTGTGGGGTAACTACGTGTACCTGGATACCGAGGAGCGCCGCCGGTTCGCCCAGAAGGGCCACGAGTACCTGATCGAGCAGGTGCAGCACACTGGTGTCGACACCGTGACCGCCGAGGGCACCAAGCAGGTGCGTCTGTCCTACAACCACCCCGTGAAGGAGCTCGTCTGGTGCTTCTCCGGGACTGGGACCAGCGCGACCGCCAACGATATGTGGGATACCACTTCCAACCTTGGTGCCAACGTGACCACGGTTTTCTCCGCTCTTTCTGGGAACACTTATGTCGGGTCGCTCAGCACTGTCGGCAGCCCGATGATGTATGTCAATCAGAATGCCGACGATGTGTGGGCCGGCGAGGACGGTCCCATCACCAGCGGTGCGGGTCCGGTGGGTCCTCTGTCGACCTTCAAGCTGATCCTCAACGGTCAGGACCGGTTCAAGGAGCAGTCCGGTAAGTACTTCAACCAGGTGCAGCCCTTCTACCACCACAGCGGGAACCCCTACCCGGGTATCTACTCCTACTCCTTCGCGCTCAAGCCCGAGGAGCACCAGCCCACCGGAACCTGCAATTTCTCGAGAATCGATAACGCTCAGGTCGAGGTTGTGCAGAAGGCCAACGCCCTCCGCACCACCAACATGCACATGTTCGCTGTGAACTACAACGTGCTCCGCATCCAAAGTGGGATGGGCGGTTTGGCGTTCAGCAACTAAGTTAATTAATATACTCATTTGTTAGGGAAAATTGAACCCTAGATAATGAATATAAATAGGGAGGGTGGTTGAATTAATTTCTTAATTAAACATTAGAATAACTATTTAGGAAATGTCTCACGTGCTCGTGGAAATTAAATCCAAGCCCGGTATCTTTTTTGCGATTGATCGTGAAGATGCTGAAAAGGTTGAAAAGATGCCGTCGTGGTTTTGCGCAGGTTCAAACGGAAAGTATCTTATTTGCGACTATAAAAGTGGAAGTCTGAGAAAAAAGGTCAGGCTTCATCGTTTCATCATGGGAGGAATTGATATGGACGACGAACTTGTTGTGGATCACATTAACGGCAACACTCTGGATAATAGAAAATGTAATCTTCGTTTGATTACCCAGTCTCAAAATGTCGCCCACAGACCCAATGGATCCAATAAGAATAGTAAATCTGGAATAAGAGGACTACATTGGTGTAACACTAATAAGAGATGGATAGCAGCAATAAGAAAGGACGAAGATGTGTGGTGGAAGAAATCGTTCGTAGACAAGAAGGAGGCTGAAAAGGAACTTGCCGAGAAGCAAAAGGAGTATCGTGAGTTATTTGGAAACTACAATTTCAGCGACAAGGAGTTTTGTGAACCGCCAGAGGAGATTGTGAAGAGCCTGGAAGAACTTAATAAATTACCATACACTGGTCACAAACAAACAAAAGAACTAAGAGACAAGTATGATGCTAAGCGAAGGGAAATCACCAGGGTGAAGCGCGAGAAGGAGCGCGAGGACATTCGTGATATTTTGAATAGCACCGATCTGACGCCCGAGTCCAGGGCACAATTCGAGAAACGTTTGTCCAGGATAGATGCCGATGAGAAGAGGGCTGAAAGTCGTAGGATCAAGCGGGATCAACTTTGTTGAATATGCACGTATCGCGAATTACTACATAAATGAAATAACCATAGAATGCTAAAAAACCCACAACAATTATCACGCCAATATAAACCATTTAAATTATGTTATTATAATAAATGGGTGTTACCGTGAATCGCAACTTTGATTTCAAGGACTACGGCACGACTTTGAAAGCCACATGGGCTTCTACCGGTTCGAACTCGCCCACCATCTCGAAGAAGCAGGTGGGAACCTCAGAAGTCCCGGAAGGATCTCCAGAAGGCACTGTCGGTGATCCCATCTACAAGTACACACTTTCGTGCACATTCAACTATTGGTTGGACGAACAGGCGAGGAAGGACGGCAAGTCATCACTCGGTTCGTGGACCACCTCAATTGAGTATGACGAGGTGCCCACGGGAAATCTTTATGAACTTCTCTACGCCAAATTCAAATTGTCTCACGGATATTCTGATCCGGAAGTTCCGGTTGATCCAGCCAATGCCGCTTAAAGAATTGGTTAGTTAACCAATCAGAAATGAGTTTCGACCATATCACAGACAAATATTCACGTGCCTTGTTACTGGACGTCTATCAGGCGATGTTCAAGGCCAATTTATGGGACGACCTTATTGCACATGGTGATAAGACGGGGTTTCAGTATACCGACACTGCGAAACCTCTACTTAATCACATGAAACTTCTGGATCTACATTCGGGAAGTTCCATGGCGTGGGTGATGTCCCACATGAAAAAGATCTCAAAAATGGGTTATGTGGAATATGTTAAAGATTTCATGAGACTAAATAGTAAATGAAAGGACTTTCACTTTTTTCAGGCATGGGAGGCGATACCCTAGGCATGAAACAAGCTGGTGTGGATGTAGTTATTTATTCCGAATGGAAGAAAACATTCCAAAAGACCCATGAAGAAAATTTCCCAGATTCCAAGTTAATCGGTGATGACATTAGAACCATAAAAGATGAGACATTCCAGAAATACAAAGGTGATATTGATATCATATTTGCTGGATTTCCATGTCAAGGATTCTCACATGCTGGCAAAAAGGATCCCGAAGATGAGAGAAATAATCTATTCCGTCATTTTATACGTTCCGTGAAATGTATTCAGCCGAAGTACGCGATCGGTGAAAATGTCGTGGGTCTTTTAACCAAAAAAACGCAAGACAATGTTCTCTACATAGATGCCATAAGATACGCATTTCGTGAAATTGGATACAACATGATTTACAAAGTGTATGAAGCGACAGATGTAGGTGTTCCGCAAAAAAGAAAGCGCCTCATCATGGTGGCAATGAAGGATGACATCCCCGATGAACTTCCGGCGTTTTCGCAAAAAACAACTCCAAACCTTAGTTCATTCATAAAGTTTGATCCAAATGGGTGTGTCGAGGTCCCAGAATTTGATTTCACCAAGTTACCAAGTGAATGTGTTTTAATAGGTGAAAACATAAATGAAGATGTCAACGCGCATCCTTATCTTATCTCTAAATTAGGCGGAGGTGAGTACAAAGATAAAAAATGGGATTGCTTGTATTCCTTTGGGAAACGCGATTCGCCCATCCATATAGAAATCGTTGACATCAGATCACCTGCTAAAACTGTCATTTGTACTTACGGTCACCAACCTCGCATGGTGGTCCCTCAGAAGGTGGGAAATAAATACTATGTTAGATCTATGACTCCGGATGAACTAAAAATTATTCAGGGATTTCCATCTGACTACATTCTCCAAGGAAATCAAAGTGACAAGGTAACACAGGTTGGAAACGCCGTACCTCCAGCTTTAGTTAAAGAAATAGTGTTCTGGCTAAAGAGAAACCATGGATGAACGTGAGCAGCTGATGAAAGAT